AGAGTTCTTTGGATAAAGCCAAGCTTAAGCAAAAAGATAAAGCGGATACGAAGAAGATTCAATTAGACAAAGCTAAGTTAAAACAAAAGGATCAATCGGAAGAAGAGAGTTTAAGGGCACAGGAAGATATGGCAGCATTGAAGGCAAACGTGGACAGACAACGCATTAATCAAGAAAAGAAATCAGGGAGTAGGGACTGATGAGGAGTTTATTTGGTTATCAAAGAGGTGGCCCTGTAGGCGGAGGGGCTAGACCGACGGTAGGAGAGACAGCACCAACAGGTCCACAAATAGTTGGGCACTATAATCAGGATCAAGGAACTGGAAAATACGTTTGGAGAAATCCAAATGGGGGTTTTTCAAGTACGAGTAGATGGAAAAATGTTCCAGCGAATGTTCGAGATAGAGTTTATGGTTCACACGAAGATTTATACGCATCTGAAGGTAAAACTCCTATGACGCTAGAAGAAAAAACGGCTCAATGGTTGGCAAGAGGACCCCAACAGACTGATCCAGTACAAGCCGCAGTGGATCAAGCCACGGGAACTACACAAGAGCCTCCAGTTACAACCGATTTTGATTTTGACGCTTGGCTGGCACAATCGAATTTAAACTCAGGGTTGCAGACACCTCCAGTTACAACCGATTTTGATTTTGACGCTTGGCTGGCACAATCGAATTTAAACTCAGGGCTTCAAGCTGACCCAGTTCAAGCTGCCGTGGACGCAGCAGTTGGTGGTGGAACTAAACCGTTGCCATCTAGTTATGGTCCCGCGGATAATTGGGGTGAGCCGGGATTTACAACTTATGACCCAGCCGATCAATTTATCGATCCTGTAACATCTTTTGTAGAAGATCCAGTTTCTCCTTTTATGGATGAAGATCCATCTACTGATGCTTGGACAGCCCCTGTAGTCGATGTTTTACCGACGGCGGGTGCAGGTGCAGGCGGGGATCCAAGAACAGATTTTGCCCCTGTAAATAACCTTTTTGAACCCGGCACAGGAGATCCTTATCCCGTTGGTATTATTGACCCTAATTTTACTGCCCCAATAACAGGGACAGATCCTAATGCCCCTGGACCCGATCCAACTCATTATGATTACGATGCAGGAACCTATACCCCTCCTGATACTACAGGTGCCGTTGATGATATGACCACAACAACTGGTGTGGGGGAAATGCCTACTACAAATGTCGTTGGTGATATGACCACAACAACAGGAGGATTCCCTGATAGTCCTTTTGAAGGTCAGGTATATATGGATGGAAATAATGTGACTTGGATCTTTGTTCAAGGAGAATGGAGGGAAGTAGGACCTACAGGTGACACACCTCCCGTTACAGGCGAACCTCCCGTTACAGGCGAACCTCCCGTTACAGGCGAACCTCCCGTTACAGGAGAGCCACCCATTACAGGAGAGCCACCCATTACAGGAGAGCCACCCGTTACAGGCGAACCACCCGTTACAGGCGAACCACCCGTTACAGGACAGTCGGAAGTAGACAAATTAAACGCATTGGTCGCTAAACTGGAAGCGGAACAAAAAGCAGAACGAGCAGCATGGGCAGCCCAACAAGCAGAAGCCACACAGAAATATACGTTGACGGGTCCTTCAATCGGTTATAATCCCTATGTGAGCGGACAATATCAATCAGATCCTTATGGCGCTGCCGGAGTTCCGGATCTTGGTGGCCTAACCACTATTCCAACACCGGCTCCTTGGCAACCACCCACTTTACAACCATGGCAAGCCCCAACATCTACTTCAAACCCGTGGGGAAAATGACATAGACGAAATACAATTCGCGACGGCTGTAACGCGCGCTATAGAGAAAAAAGAGCAGCAAATCCAGGAAATGATGACCAATGGTGAAGTCAAAAATTGGGAACATTATCGTAATCTTACTGGACACATCGAAGCGCTGAATTATATCCGCGAAGAAATACGGACATTATTAAAAAATCAGGACATAATTGATGACTAATCCAAATGTAATGGCAATGGAAGAAGAATGGAAAAAAGCGGAGACAGAGAAAGCTGCTTTAGAAAAAGTATATGATAGTGGGAAAAAGAAAGGCGACGCTGGTACGTTAAATCCAGATAAGCTGGACTCCAAGCTGTTGGATAAATTACCTGAACCAACGGGTTGGCGCATAATGATTTTACCTTACAGAGGTCAAGGAAAAACGGAGGGCGGTATTGTCTTAACCAACGAAACAGTGGAAAGACAACAAGTCGGAAGTGTTCTTGGCTATGTATTAAAAGTAGGTCCACAGGCCTACGACGGAGAAAGATTTTCTAGCGGACCTTGGTGTAAACCGGGGGACTGGGTATTGATCGGAAGATACGCAGGTTCTCGCATACACATAGAGGGCGGAGAAATAAAACTGTTGAACGATGATGAAATCATCGCTACAGTACCAGACCCAGAAGCAATTCTGCATCAATTTTAATCATGGAGAATAACCATGCCAAAGCATAAATTAAATCTCAACGCTGCTGAAGAAACCGTACCCATAGATGATACGGGTCCTGAAGTAGATGTTGATATTGACGAAGATCCTGCACTTCCTATTGAACCGCAACAACCTGACAAACCTATATTAGGGAACGAAGGGGGTGCGGAAGCAATACCTGAAATAGAAATCGAAGAAGTAGCAAAAACCGAAACCGACGAACACGAAGAATATAGTAAGAATGTAAAGAAACGAATTGATAAATTAACCGGCAAACTTAGAGAATCAGAACGAAGAGAACAAGCTGCAACTGAATATGCAAAGAATGTATATACCGAAAATCAAAGTTTACAACAACAAAAACAAAACTTAGATGGCAATTATATTATTTCAGAAGCCAACAGAATTACAGCCGAAACCGAAGCAGCGAAAAATGTACTAAGAAAAGCAAACGAAGAAGCAGATACCGACGCACAAGTAAACGCACAACAGAAACTGGCTGCTCTTGCAGTGGAAGCCCAGCGCGTGCAGGCTTTAAATCAAGAGCGTAATGTCCGTCAAGGACAAGTACAGGCACCACAACATTTTACGCAAGAAAGTGTGCCACAGGCCCAGCCATCTTATCCAGACCCGGATCCTAAAGCTCAAGATTGGGCGGAAGAGAATTCTTGGTTCGGAAATGACAGGGCTATGACCATGACTTCTTTCGTAATTCATCAAGATTTACTCAACGAAGGGTTTGACGCCACCAGTAATGAGTATTATGATGAAGTTAATAAACGAATTCGTACAGAGTTCCCCCATAAATTTGATGGTAGAACACAAGCGAATCGTCCCGCTCAAGCGGTTGCATCTGCTAAACGCAGTGCTAAGTCTGGGCGCAAGACTGTGAGACTCACACCGTCACAGGTAACGATAGCAAAGAAATTGGGTGTGCCTTTAGAAGAGTACGCGAAATATGTTGAATAACGTGGAGCAACAATGACAACTGAAAACAAAAACATCGACGAAAGTCGTGAACCACGCGAAGCCCAAACTCGCGAAAAGAAAGTAGCGAGAAAACCATGGGCCCCGCCATCCGCATTGGATGCACCAAAACCTCCCGAAGGACATGTTCACCGCTGGGTGAGATTAGAGGTCAGAGGCCAAGATGATCGTAAGAACGTCATGGCTCGACTTAGAGAAGGTTGGGAACCTGTGAGAGCAGATGAATACCCAGACTTTGAATCTCCGATAGTTGAACAAGGTAAATTTGAAGGAGTGATTGGAGTTGGCGGGTTGATTCTATGTAGGATTCCTATCGAAACCGTACAGGAAAGAGAAGCTTTTTTTGCGTCTAAAACGCAAAATCAGATGGACGCTGTCGATAACGATATGTTGAGAGATGGAAGTCACCCCTCGATGTCTATCAGTAGACCTGAGAGACAATCTCGCGTAACAATAGGTGGAACCCAAGGTTCATCCGAATAAGGGTTCTTGATTTTAATTCTTGGAATTTAGAGACAAGAAATGGCAAATGTAGACAAAGCCTTTGGCTTAAACCCCTATAAGGGGAACAGCGCCGGTTCTTCCGTTCAGATAGTTAACAAGTACAATATTAGCACAGCCGGATATGGTACAAGCATCTACCAAGGTGACTTAACCATATTTGCAAGTGGTTTTATCAACTCAGCAGGAGTTAGTTCTCCTAATATAGTTGGTGCGTTTTCGCATTGTTATTATGTTGCTACTGACGGAACTCCTACCTTTAAGAATTACTATCCAGCCAGCACAACGGCACTTGGAAGTGGAGCCATAGAAGCTTATATCTATGACGATCCTAATCAATTGTTTGTTGTTCAGGCGGACGGTGCTTCGGCCCAAACAGGTATAGGCAGAAATGCTGATACTGAGGGCATAGGTGGTAGTACGACAACTGGTGTTGCTACTCGCGAACTCGACTCTAGTACCATTAACACTACAGCAGCATTACAGCTTAAAATTGTGAGTGTGGTCCAAGACGACGTAAACGGTGATCTCACCGCAGATAATGCAAACTTAGTTGTTTTAATTAATGAGCATTACATGCGTGGTGCAGTCGCTGGTACATAAGGAGTAATATAAATGGCAATTACTAGAGCCCAATTAGTCAAAGAATTACTTCCAGGTTTGAACGCATTATTCGGCCTTGAGTACGATAGATATGACAAGGAATCAGAAGCAATTTTTGAAACCGAATCAAGTGATCGTGCTTTCGAGGAAGAAGTAATGTTAACAGGCTTTGATACCGCACCGGTTAAGTCAGAAGGAGCAGGCGTAGCGTTTGACCAAGCCCAAGAGGCTTTCACGTCACGTTACACACATGAAACTGTCGCGCTGGCATTCAGCATTACAGAAGAAGCGGTCGAAGATAACTTGTACGATAGATTATCGGCAAGATATACTAGAGCGCTTGCAAGAAGTATGGCGAACACCAAGCAAATCAAAGGAGCTTCTGTATTAAATAGAGCTTTCAATTCAAGTTACCCTGGCGGTGATACGAAAGAACTTTGCGCAACTGACCACCCCACTGTGGGTGGTGCTAACTTGCGGAATGAACTTTCAACATCTGCTGACCTGAGCGAAACTTCATTGGAACAAGCACTAATTGATATAGCTGCCTTCACTGACGAGCGTGGTTTAAAAGTAGCACTTCAAGGGACTAAGTTAATTATCCCTAAAGAGCTACAGTTCGTGTCTGATAGAATATTGGAATCACCCGGCAGAGTAAGCACTGCTGATAATGATATTAACGCTATACGCAACATGGGACTCGTCCCTGAAGGCTATACTGTTAATCATTATCTGACAGATACTGATGCTTGGTTCATCAAGACTGATTGTCCGAACGGATTCAAAATGTTTGATCGTTCACCAATCAGAACTTCGATGGAAGCTGATTTTGATACTGGTAATGTTAGGTACAAAGCTCGCGAAAGATACTCATTCGGGTGGTCTGACCCCCGTTGTGTATTTGGTAGCCCTGGAGCATAAGGCTAATACGTAATTATGGAACCCCGCCGGGGGTTTCTTACTCAACCCGGCACCTTATTTCTATTCCCTTTAAAACTTTTTCTGATATACTCAAATCATTCCGAGATAATTTGTTGTATCAACTGACTCGGCAGACTTACTCCAAGATGATATAACAGTTTTAGTTAGGAGAATAAAATGGCTAAATCAACTTTTTCAGGTCCAGTAAGATCCCTTGCTGGGTTTATCAATGCAGGCTATAGCTCTGTTGTCAGCTTAACTGCTAATACTACAATTACAGTAGCTTTACACGCAGGTAGGCCTCTTTTATGTAATGATGCAGACGGAGTGTTCACACTTCCTAGTATCGTGGTTACAGAACCTACAGATAAAACAGATCCAAACCAATTAGCTAACTTAGGTGCCCAATTCACTTTTATAGTAGTAACTGCTGCTACAGATATGGATATTACAACTGATGGTACAGATAAGTTTGTTGGTGGATCGTAT